AGAAATCCAAGATTTAAAGCCATGTCTTTGTCATTGTCAAAAAGACCATAAGATGTACCTCCCGCTCCGTAAGAGTTTTGAGAAGCAAGCATATCGTCAATATCAAAAGAAAATTCTCTGTTTACGAAAATTACGTTTTCTTCAATTGAACCTTGCTTATCTAGTCTTTGGATAATGCTATCAAACTGAGAAAGTGTTTGTGGATTTCCTCCGCCCCAAACGTTTCCTCTGTTTCCTACTACATAGAATACACCGTCAGAACCGTTAAGGTTTGCTAAAGATGCTCCAGCACCAGAATTTTGTAAGAAGTCTCCAGCACCAGATCCAGCGTCAGCAGGAACTGCTTCTAACATTGCTGTTTCTAAATAGTCTTCGAATCTTAATCTAGTGTCATGCTCAGACTTTAAATACCATAAGTATCCGTTTACTCCGTCTTCACCTGAAACCTCAATCCATCCGATTTGAGCCATATCAGAACCAGAAACAGAATATTTGTCTTTGATAATAATTGGCTTGTTGTCGAAAATTAAGTCATCAGATTCGTTAGAACCAACCATTCCGTTTGTTCCTTTATTAAATTCTGATCCATATATAAATATATCACACTCTGCTGTGTTGCCCATTGCTTGACCGCCAGCTTCATAGTAAGCTATCACGACTGTTTGAGCTCCACCTGCTGCCGATGCTGTTTTTACAATACCTTTGTTAGATAAGTTAGAACCAGGAGTTTTGTCGCTGATCATAACTGTTTGTCCAACTCTTAAAGCTGATGTGTTTTGTGATCCTAGCGCTGGATTAAAATTAGCGTTAGGAATAGTCCAAGTACCTTCTACAGCTGCTGCTGCTTGACCTGAAGTACATCCTGTGTACTTAATGTGTAGTCTTCCTTGTTCTGCCCATTTAATAAGGTCAGAGTTAGAAGGCATTTCTGCACCAACCATTCTAAGGAAAGATGCAATTGTTCTGTTACCATATCTTTCGAATTCTTTTTCATAAGTATCAGGTAGATACTGATTTAAGAAATCAAAATTATTGATGTAGTTTGTACTTACAGGCACTTGTTGTGCACTTGGTTGTAAGTCAAAACCTGGGGTTAAATTTACTGCCATTGTTTTTTAATTTTTTTAGTTTAACTTTTTTTAATACTTCTAATTCTGAGTCCTCTTCCACTATCTGTATTTCCAACTGGCCTTATTTTCATACCGTCTTTTGAAACGGCTTGTGGAGCCTGTCTCATATCCATATTAATGTTTTTAGATTTTCTAGTAACATTGTCTACGGCATTTGAAACACCTTGTTCGTAAAAATACTGAGCAAACTTATCAGGGTTCATGGCAACAGATAAAGCTTTGTGATAACCTTTAGCATCTGACATTAAACCTTTTTCATCCGTGTACTTGTTAATAAAATTACTAATGTCTTTTTGAACATTTTTAACCTCATCAGCTGTGCCCGGCTTGTAAGTAAAATTATTTTCACCAACTTTGAAATCAAAACCTTTGAAATCATTGTTAAAAACCTCGTTGGTTTTATTTAAGAAATAATCATACCTCTTTTTGTTTTGCTCTTTAACAGTTTTAGATTCATCAAGATAACTCTTATAAGCATTTAAATTTTCTTTTTGATCAGCAGATAATCCATCCCCACTTGACTCAAGAGGAACTTTATATTTATCTTTTTGTTCATTCAAAAACTTTTTCGCTTTCGCAAGTTCTCGTTTTTTCGCTAACTTAATCTTCTTAATATCTTTTGGATCGTCAATTTCTTCATCGAAATCAAACTTATCTTCAATAATATCTTGAATATCTATTGCGTCTAACCCTTCTTCAGTGTTAGAGTAATAGTTAGCAAGTACAGAATTGTCATCCATAGAATCATAGTCTTTTTGCAAATTGTAAAAATCCTGTATGTTTCTGCCGGTTTCTTTTTTGTACTTTAAATACGCAGATACATCTTCAGGTAATGGTTCGTTTGCCTCTTTTTCCGCAAACAGTTCGTCAACTGAATTTATATCTTTGTTATATCTATCTTTAATATAAGAAAGAACGTTGTCATCATTTAACTCTAATGACGGAGTTTTATCTTCTACAGGTTCAGTTTTTTCTAACTGAACAGGTTTGTTAGTGTTAACTTTTTCCGCAACTTGTTCTTGTTGTGGAGTATCTTCAAACTTTTCTTCATGCTTTTTTAAAAGTTGCTCTTCAACTTCAGCACGGGATTTTTCTTCAACCAATCCAAGGTCTTTGACTTTTATTTCCATTTAATTAAATTTTATACAAAGTTAAACAATATTTATATTATTTTTTTAGCCTATCTTGGCTCAAACTCTGCCAGATCAAAACCATCTAAACTATCCTCGTTTGATTCAAAATTTACAGGAGGTAAATTATTTTTACGCTGCTCTATTAATTTAGATTGCTCTGTCGACTGTTGACTTACTCTTCTGTCTTTTGCCTTTTCTCTATCCTGTTCTCTTTGACTTAAATTAGATTGCTCCATGCCTTTTAACTGCATTTGAAACTCAAACTCTGTTTGCATCAACTCTCTTTTTAATTGTGCTTCGTTTTTAAGTTTTTCAATTTCAAAGGCAACATCAGCTTGTCTGTATTGTATTTTAGCTTGAGATTCCATTTGTATCTTTTGCATTTCACCTTGAGACTTTGCTTGCTGTGCTTGCATTTGCATTTGCGCTTGCATTTCCTGTTCTTGTTGTCTCTGTTGTTGTTCAGCTTCTTGTTTTTTCTTACGTTTTAATTTAAGAAGTTGATTAGCCATTTTTAAATTACTAAGCTCTCGTATATCAATAGCATCTTCTAGATTTATATCTTTTTGTGACAATGCCATTTGAATGTTTTGCTCTAGCATTGCTTTTTGCTCTTCATCAGGTGCCATTTCTATAAATATTCCAAAGTCGTACAAGTATAAATGTTTTACATCCTCTAATATTTTTAAATTATACTTTCCTATTTGCATAGCAAACTCATCTCTAAAATCTGCGTATTCTAATATGTCAGCTGTTCTTATTGATAAACACTCAGCAATTGTTCTGGTTATATACAAGCTACCCTGAAGCACATGTCTTGTAGCGGTATTAGAATTTAATGCTGCTAATTTTTGTACACCTACTAAAGAATTAGGATCTGGCGTTGAGCCATCTCTTGCTTCGTTTAGTCCAGTTACAGCTCTAATCATATCTAAATAATGATTATAATTAGCAATAAGCATTTGCATTTTACTTGCACCACTATTAGATGTTAATTGAGTAATCGGAACTCTAGCATTATTAAACTCGCCATCTTGAGTATAACTTCTACCGACAACACTACCTGTTTGGAAATACAAGCGCAATGCATCTTCTGGATTATATGCGTTTCCTGTTCCTAAATCAACCTCGTTTAAACCATCTGCATCAATAAATACTCCATCAGGCACAACTCTTGATACCACTTGTTGAATTTTTAAATGTGTCATTTGAATTAAGTCTGCAAAAGGAATCATTCTTCTTACCAAAGACTCTAAAGAACCTTTATACATTCTAGGTGCTGCCGCTACATAATTTGGCATCGCATACTGATTAGAAGATTTTGGTCTTACCATGTTTTCTGATAGTTTCCATTGCAGAATAATATTAGTTCCCATAACCATAACACCATCATACCATACGTCGATTCTTTTAGTTACCTTTTCAAACTTTCCTTCGTCCATCATTTCCTGAGGAGGATTAAACTGATCGTCCTTTTCAACTGTCTTGTATGATCCGTCTGCTAGTTTTTTTCTTTTGTACACAAACGAATGTGTTGTTTTATAATTAAAATACATTAACGTTGCAGTGTCTCTGTAGAACATACTATTTTCGTAAAACTGCGCAGTATTAAAATAATTATACCATGACTGACTGTACTTAGCAATCTGGTTTAAATCTTCATTTGTTAAATCTGGATCAATCTTAATTAGCTCCGTCATTGGAACTGTTTTTATTTCTCCCCAATAAAAGCAATCCTTAAAATAAGGATCTTCAGTATAGCTATAAACAACATTAGCTGGATCTACATAATCCAGTTTTACGCCAGATCCTGGTAGAAATTCATGCTTTGTTATACCTATACCTATAGTTGTTAAATCATAATCTACTCTACTTCTAATATCATTATAATGATTTTCAGACATCAAAGTATCAATAGCGGTTTCTTGAGCAATTTCAACAGCTGGTTTATATTTCATATTCATGAACAACTCCATTTCTTCGTCACTTTCCGGAAGTTCGTCTTCATTTGTTTGAAATACATTTATACCGAAGTCTTGGTCTATTTGTTGAAATAAAGGTCT